ATGTATGATTCTTTGAGTCTTTTGATTCCGAGTTCATCGAATAATTTATCTCTCTCTAAGTCTATTGTAATGCTGCTAATATCTACCATTTCTTCTCCATTGTTATTGTTCTAGTGCTGCTACTACATTTGGAAATTTATCTTGAATAATTTTCCAACATTCTGTTGCTACTTCCATATGTTCTTTTTGTGTGCCATTAGCCATACGCAACTGACAGTAATGAATCCATGAACGCAAACTTCCATTCATGTACATTCTTGATTGTGTATTGCCTTCTGGTAAAACTGAACGTGCTTGTTCTTTTGCAATACCATTTTCAATTGCCCATTCATATGCTTGCTTTGCTTCTGCAATGACACCCATCTGTTTGATTATCCATTCAGACTTCAGTTCACTGTCCTCAGTTTCAATACTGTTTTGGCGATTCTTTGTATCTTGTAATCTTGCTTCACGCAAATCAAATCCCAAATCTTTCGTCGGGTCGGCATATCGTTGGCTGAATTCCTGAAAGGAAAAACTCCTATGTCGCAAGATTTGTCTTGCGATGTCTCTTGTTGTACTTATTTCCATAACAACGTTGACCATTTCAAAAATTGACCAATGCTGATTTTTTATACAATACCTAATCAATTTCTCATTACCTCGAACCATGTCTTGATTTTTTGGATTGGATACTCTGGCCATATAAACAATCATATCTTCTGCCGAATTGTGTCCAGCAAAAGGTGCTGTTACACCAATCAATTTCACACTCATTATTTCATTCCTTTATTCCAATTATTACCAGGACAATCCTGACTTCTTTTTCTTTCACCTGTAATGCTATTAGTCCACCAAAATGTATTCTTTACATAATTACTACCACTTTTTTCTGGATCGTGCCAACCTGCTTTTTTTTCTTTAGATGTCAAACCTGCTTTTGTTGCATTTTGTTTTGATAGAATAGGATCAGCATTTATTCTATGTAATCCTATTTGTTTTTCTTTGGTAAGATTACCTACTTTAGAACTTATTTCTTTGCGTCTTTCTTCAGTCATCAATTGAAAATTGTGCCTACCCTCAGAGAGTAATTTCTTTTGATGCTTGGATGCACATTCGGTAAGCAATTTTGTGTCACTTTCACTTCTATTGATTCTCATCAAAATAGCCTGTACTGCTCCATAATCTTTTTGCTTTTGATGTATTTCTAAATGTTGTTCTATTGTTACTGCCAATAGATTGTTTGGATCATTGTTGTCGTGATTGCCATCTATATGATGAATTTCCATGTTTTCTGGCAACTTTTGACCATTATAATCTTCCCATATTTTTACATACTTTTTAGACATAACACTGGACTCCTTTTGAGTGACAATGTTATTTAGTGTTTTTTATTCTTCAATTTCAAAATGTTCTGCAATAAACTGTTTTACAGTAATTGCACCAGATGCTTCCACATCACAGTCATGGGTCACAAAACTCATCTCTGTAACTTCACACATACGCATACATTCCTTAACAATCAAATTGGCAAACTTTTCCAGTTGATTCGAATAAATGCTGTCGAATCCTTCGACGTAGTTAGAATTCAAACCAGCACTGAACATACATTCTTTAATTCGTTCGTTCATAATTTCTTCCAAAACGTAAATTTGGCTATCGCCTCAAGTCCATAAAATGTATTACTATCTATGATTTCCTGGATTTCGCCTGTTGAAAAACCATTTAACACCATCTCATTAATATCTTTACCTTCAATGTTGTCTGGCCAAATAACGACATTGTGATTCGATTTGATTGCATTTTCAATTAACTTACACACTTCTTTATTTCTTGGTTCATTATCAAATACAAGCGTAATTTTTTCTGCTTGAATATTTTTCACCGTTAAAGATAAATTTGCATCACCACTTGCTACACAATTCTTCAGAAACAAACTATCTAGTGGTCCTTCAACAAGATATACACGTTCTTTTAAATTCACACGGTCCATACCATAAACAAGTTTATTATCAGAATCATTTGTTCTCAATGTAACATAGCGTAGTGTGCGGTCGCTTGTCTCTAATGCACGACCAGATACAGCAATTAATTCATTCTGATAATTGAAATATGGTATAACTAATCTTGCATCTTCAACTAATTTTTTACCGTGATTTGGAATTAAGGCATCACAAAATGCTTTATAGTTTGAAGTGAACAACAACTTATCATAATGTTCTTTAGGAATCAGTCGATTCTCTGCATACGTTAAACAAAAATGTCCACTTGGTAAACTACTGAGCCATTCCCCATGTTCAAATATACTGCGCTTTTGGATGTGACCAAATTTGGGTGGGTTGGTGACGATTCTTGGTGATACTTCACTTTTTCTGTGATACGTGTTGGCAGTTCCGGTTGTGCCCGACTTGTATTTTTCGAGTACATACTCTCCATGTAAGGATGGGTCGAGGTGCTTGAGGAAATTGGCGACATTTGTTCCTACTCCACAGTTATGACAACGGTAAAATAAATCATTGCCCTTGGCAAAAACATAGCCTCGGGCTTTGAGTGTGTTTGTTTTGGAATCGCCACAATATGGGCATGAAAAATTCCACAGATTGGTATTCTTCTGCTTGAAGTTACGCAAGCGGGAAGAAACCATTCTTACATATTTCGAATCAATGTAAAGAGCCATATATTCATTATAACATTACTACTCACAAAAATCAATCAATTAAAAATCTTTACCAGGTAATCCAATTTAACGTTGGAAATAATCCAGGCAACAACAACGACACCTCCAGCGACCATCCACTTCCACTGCATCAAAGACTTTAAGTCATCGTCTTCTTTTTGATTGTGTTCTGTGATATGGTCACGGAGTGATTTAATTTCATCCATAATTCTACGCTCAGTCAGTTCAATCTTATCTGATAGATTTCTGTCCACGGTAGTTATTCTTGAATGAAGTTCTTTGATATCACTTGCGGTATCTTCTCTTCTTTTTTCCATGTCGTTGTAAATTTGGTTGACTACGGTAGCGTTATTATCCGTAAGTTTCTCAATAACACGGTCCATCTTCTCACAAAGGTCTACAAGTGTATAGACCTTTTCTTTGAGAACGCCAACCTCTACTTTGAGTGCTACTTCTCCGTCCATCTCTTACTTCTTCTCAGGAATCTTTGTGCCTTCTAACTTTTTATGCACTTTGATTGTTTTGCAAACTTCTTTTTCTTTTTTAGTTTTGTTATCGAACTCTTTGACGCATACTTTCTTTTCTTCAGCAGCAAAAGCGGCATTAGTTAGTGGTGCAAAAAGCAGAAACAAAATCATTGATACTAGGGCAAGTTCTTTTTTCATTTCTTTTCCTTGTTAGTAAATTTTTCGGATGCAGTAAAACCCAACCCACCAAGGACAATATACATTATAGCATCAATTGTCTGTGGATTCAACTTCTTTTCAAAAAATAATTCGGCAATAAACCCAGTAGCAAGGAGAAGGAATGCCAAAAAGGTTATCAGTCTCTTGCTACTAGGGTTACTTTCACCTTCACTAGAAAGTGCTTTAACTATAAAGTTAATCACAGTTCTGGATGTGGTGGTTGTGCTGGTGCTTCTTTACCACCAAAACCTGTTGCTACTGCTGGTGCAAATGCTGCTACTGCGGCAACTGGTGCAGCAATTTCTGCACTGCTAGTTGAAAACGTTGCACTAAAACCGCCACTTGGTGGCAATGAAGGTGAAGGTGGTGGTACATATGGCTTGTTTGCAGCATCAATCGCTTTTGCTCTCAAGTCTTTGTCATCACCTGCCAACATAATGCCTGATAATGTACCAGTCAAGAATGTGGCAATTGGAATAATTAATTCAAAAAATTTGTTGTCAACAGGACTCATACCGTTCATTGGCTGAGTTACAAAAATCAAACTGTACAGAACAACAAAAACAATACCAAATAGTGTTAAACCTAAAACGATACCAATAAAGAACTTCAGTCGTGCATTTAGTTCCTCAGTAGTGTATCTTTCTCCTGACCATAAATCTTTAATCATTTGCATTCTCCTTTACTTGGAACTTGTTGAAATTGTGTTGATGGTGAAGGTTGACCTGTTTTATTTTTTTCGTAATGAGTCAAGTCTTCAGGACAAGTTCCGTTTGCGCTACAATATGGTTTCTTACATTGTTTTTGATCCCAATTTTCTGGGTCTTGGCAAGGATAACGATAGTTCTCTTGACAAGCAACCAGTATTGGAAGCAATAGAAGTGCTAGATATTTCATTAGTGTACTCCTAGAACATGAAGTGCGTGTTCATAATGTTTCTTACGGTCTTCAAGTCCTATGGTTCCACCGTTGATTCTCTTGGTCATTGTAAGAATGTCACCTTTGTCTGCCCACTGATTGAGTTTGTTTGTTTCCCAAAACCAACATGCAGATTGTGCAGCGCCTTCGAATGTTTGTGTATATTCTGCTGCTTCTTCAGGTGTTATTTCTAATGAAGCGGCAAACCAAGTATAGTTTGTTTTGCCGGTCAGTTGAATGAGTCCTCTACCACGATATTTGAATCCATCACCAGATGCTTCGTTGCCGTTACCCATGCGGTCAGCATAGATACGATTTGCAATCTTTTCTGGTTTCTTTTCGTATGCTTTTGCAGTTGCCATATCTGGAAAATATTTTCCGAATATCTTCATCAGACTTTCTGCTTTGTAGTTCAAGTTTTCAGTAAGAAAAACAAAACCACCAGACTCATGGGCGCACTGAGCAATAAACGATGCTATGCGTTGTGGTGTATTGATTTCATAATCTGGAAGTAATTGGCTTAACGCCTTGTGCCACTGATCAATATATGGATTTTTTGGTAGTAATTGTTTTAATTGTTCTTTTGTAAGTTCCATGTGTATCCTCAGGTATTATTTTACGGAATCAAAAATCTCCTTTTGTAATCTATACCATTCTATCCACATGTCAACTTTGTCACTACACTTATGATACTC